CGGTCTGGGGCGTGTTCTGGCATGAGGGCCGGAACAACGTGATGATGGTCGACTGCTGGCAGGAGCACATGGAGTACCCAGACCTGCGCAAGCGCGTGGTGAAGGAGTGGAAGACCAAGTACGCTGGCGACTTGACGGATCCTGCGAACAAGGCCCGGCACCCGAACCTCGCCCTGATTGAGAAAAAGGGGTCGGGGCAGTCGCTGCTGCAGGATCTGGCCGGCACTGGCATCCAACTGGCCGAGTACAACCCGGGACTGGCAGACAAGACCGCGAGAGCCCATGTGATCACGCCCATTATCGAAGCCGGCATGGTCTGGGTGAAGGAAGGCAAGGCTGGTGATTGCTGGCCAAGCTGGGCTGTGTGGCTGGAAAACCAGCTGAAGCGTTTCCCGAACGACGAACACGACGACGGCGTTGACACCTGCACCCAGTCGCTGCGCTACCTGAAGGACGCAGGGTTCTTGGTCATGACCGTGTCCCTGCGCGAAGAAGATCACCCGAAACCACCACCGAAGGAATACAAGAATGTCTACGCTCAATGACGAAAAGCCATCGAACACAACCTCAACGATCAGGTGCGACAGGGGCATCGCTGTTCATATTCGGGTGCGGCCGGGCCACTTTGAGATTGAGGCCGGCCCCGGCTTCGTCGAGGTGATGCGCAACCCAACCAATGTCGGCACCGGCAAAGGTGCCACGACCATGGGAGCTGAGTCGCAGGCCGAGCTGATCGAGCATTTGCGCAAGTGGCTGGAATTGGAGCTGACCCATGGCTGAAGTCATCGACATCATGAAGGCCAGACTGGATCGGGCAGAGCTGGTGTACACCATCAGGATCACGCACACGCACGCCGCGATGGGGATGGAGATCACCGGCATTGATCTGGACCAAAATGGTGGCATTGACCTGCTGGTGGGCGACCTGCACGCAGCAATCGATGCACTGACCGGGAACGGGTATACCGAAGTAGACCCAGCAGACAGTGACACCGCTCCTGCAGACTGATAAGCTGCACAAAACCGTGACTGAGAATCCTCATGGGCAAAGGTATAATCGCTAGAACAATGGCTGACCTGCTTGCTCAGGCCAAGGATCCCGCTGAAGCGGCTCGCATTCAGCGCGCCATTGACGCCGGCCGGAACACGATCCTGTACCACGGCACGCACACCGACTTCCCTGCCACCGATCCGTCCAAGGTTGACCTCGGGCTGCATGTTGGCACATCGGAGCAGGCGACCAATCGGCTGGCGGATCTATACAGGCGACAAGATCCAAACGCCTCACGCGGCAGCAACAAGTTCACAGAGGGTGCGCAGATCATGCCGCTGGCTGTCAGGCCCGGCAAGTCGCTGGAGATGGCGGACGTCGGCGACTGGGATGACTCGGTCCAGACTGCGCTTGCGCTTCGTAGCCACCCAGAAATGGCCAAGCACCGAGAGCTGATTGATGAGCTGCTGGACTCGGTTGATTACCTGAAGGCCGCAAACATGGCAACGGTTGAGCACCCGGCCGATAGGGCAAAGTCGTGGATCAACTCGGATGACAACAAGCGCGCCCTGCAAGAGATGAACGCTCTGCTGGTTGGCGAGGGGTACGGCTCGGTGAAGTACCTGAACGCCGCAGAAAACACGCACGGCACGGCCGGCGCAATCCTGCCCGAGTATGCGGAGCAGCTGAATGAGTTTCGCAGTGCTGCAGACGACCTGAGAAAGCTGGCTGGCGAGCGCAAGAAGCAAGCAGCACACGCAGCCATCACAAACCGAGAGACTGCCGAGCAGCTCCTGAAGTACCCGAAGTCACCACTGGGCTATCTCATGCCAGAAGAGCGCGAGCTGTTCGACCAGTACGCCAGTCAGATCTCGGACATTGAGATGGATCCGATCTATCGCAGCGATCCCAACAGCTACATCATCCTGAACCCATACGACCAGCGCAGCATCAACGCCCAGTTTGACCCTGAGTTCGACCTGTCGCCGGATCTGATGAAGGCGGAGGGTGGGCTGGTCGAGGATCTGCCGAAGTTCGGGAAGGGCCAGCTGTTTCGGTCGCCGAAGCTGTCGGAGCTGATCAAAGATATCCGCAATGATGCAGGCAACTTCCGGGCGCAAAGAGTTGAGCGTGCGGCGGACGAGATCCCGATGCTGGATACGCGGTATTCGATTCCGGCACTTGATCGCGCATTCAGGGGCGACACATCAGAAATGATGACGACGATGAACCCGGCGGACTTTGAGAAGTATGCGCTGCAATTGCGCCGGGTCGATGATGACTACATACGGAAGTTGGGTGATATTGCAAGCAGCAGCGGATTCAACGATGTCCCATACCTGACGATGATTCAGCCTCCGCCAGAAGACCTGCCGATGATCTTCGGGCATGAGGGGCGGCACAGGTCGAGAGCTCTTGCCGGCCTCGGGGATAAGTCGTCGCTGGTCAGAATAAGAACCGGCGGCAACCTGAAGGAGCCGTTTCCGCGACACTCTGCGGAAGAGTTCTTTGATGCGTTTAAGCAAAAGAAGGGGTCACTGCTGCATGTTGTGCCTGAAGAGTACGGCGGCGACATCCGTAAACCGTACCAGTTGCCAGAGCTGTATGCTGGCGGCGGTCTGGTTGACCTTGCTCGCAAGTACAACAAGGGCGGACTGATCCAGAAGTACCAGAAGGGCAATCTGGTTCGCCAGTGGCTGAAGGGCTACCCGGAGAAGAGTCTGGCACCGCTGAGACTAAAAAATCCCGGGGCCGGCACTGGAGACCCTGCAGAGACAATCGCGCAACTGCAGCAGAAGTTGGCGGCCGAACCAGACTTCATCGTTCCTGATGCATTCACACGCTCACTGGAAGTGCTCGCTCCGAGGGCCGCACTCAACAACTGGATCGACACCTCTCTTGCAAAGTACATCAAGCGCGACTACGGCTCGCCGAATGACCCGCTTGCGCTGTTGGCGCCTGAGCAGAGGCATGTGCCGTTGATCAATGAGAACCTTCGCGCTGCTCAGACGAATGCTGTGTGGCCTCCGAGAAGGCCGACAGGAGATATCGGCCTTTCTGGCGTGTCATCAGACACCCTAGATTGGCTGACCAACCCATCGGGCAGGCCAAAAGCGTATATTGATAAGGTTATGGCGGAAAATCCGTGGCTTGCGTCGCTTCCAAAAGAAACGATTCTGTACGGGGATGTCAGCGTACATGATCTCGGGCTGCAGCACCTCCGCGACGAGCTGCACAACGCGATCCGCCCAGACTCCGATCTGCCAGATCAACTTCGTTTGCGCCCAGAGTCGCTACCCCGTGTGTCGGTTGCGCAGGCGTCGCAGCTGGTAGGCAAGATCAACGCATGGCGAGCAGCGAACAAGGCCAAGGCTGATCTCGCTGCGTCCATGAATCCCGCTACGTTCATCCACAAAGAATACCCCGAGCAGAACATGCGCTGGGTTCAGCTGCGCGCTCCTGACGAGCTGAAGGCTCTGCCAGAGGGCTACAGCATTCGCCCGAGTAATGATATGTCGCGCCAGAGCGGCCGGTTCGTGCTGCGCCATCCTGACGGGAAAGAGTCTGCGCTTGGGACCTACGCAACAGAGGAGCAGGCGATCAAGAAGGCGCTGGGTGTAATCGAAGGCGACGATAGGTTTGAGCAGCTGCAAAAGGCTCTGAAGTACGAGGGCGACACGATGGGGCATTGTGTTGGCGGCTACTGCGACAGTGTGTTTGACGGCACATCAAACATCTACTCACTGCGCGACGCTCGCGGTGAGCCTCATGTGACGGTTGAGGTGTCAAACGACGACTGGGTCTCTGGCGAGGCGATGGACGAAATCATCCCCGGTAGCTTTGCAGGCTACCGCGACCAGATGAACAACTTCGACGGCATTGCAAACATCCATGAGTACATCCAGAAGGTCCACCCTGAGATGTTCGCAACGCTCACCCGGCCGTCCATCGTGCAGATCAAAGGCAAGAGCAACAACAAGCCCGTCGACAAGTACCTGCCGTTCGTGCAGGACTTTGTGAAGTCGCAGAAGTGGGGCGACGTCGGCGATCTGCGCCACACTGGGCTTCGTCGGGCGGCAGAGGCGTTCCAGCCATACTCCATAACAAAAGCGCGAGCAGAGGGTATCGATCTGCCTGACTATCTTACAGAGCAGGAAATTGCCGATATCACGGCGAAGCTGCAGTCAATTAACAAGCCTGATGGCATGAAAGAGGGCGGTATGGCGAAGAAAGAAAAGCAGTCTCGGGAGCGCATTCGCACCGACGTACCGTGGATAGAAAACGCAATGGATTTCCTGTCTGGGATGGGTGCAACAGCGGCGGCAAACTGGCTTCCGCAAAATGTCGCATGGGGCGATGAGGATGGCGACAGGCACAGCTACACCATGCCGGGCATTGTGAATGGCGTGCTCCAGATGGGTACGCTGTTGCCGGGCGAGCAGCCAATGCTTGAAGCTGCAGAGTCTGCGTACCTCATGGGAAAAAGAAACGCAAACATTGCTGCAAAGCTGGATCCAGACAACCTGAGCAAATGGGCTGAGCGAGGCAATATAGCTGGTGATGTGGTTGGGCAAATGCCTGTAGGCGGAGCTGGGTTGTTCAACAAACTGAAGTTCGCGTCACCCGTAGCAAACCTAATGATGGATGCTGCGGCTGCTCCGTTCGATTACTTGGGGCCATTCATTCACGCGACGCCACGCAATTACGGCTTTGCGATAGGCGGCGGACTTGCTCTCAATGAGGCGCTGCCACCCGCCATTGGCGGCATGATGTCTCTCGCCGAGAAGTACGGTCTCGGATCCGACACGCCTATCGACGCAGACGAGTCTGATCGACTGCTGGCGTCGCTTGGCTTCGAAGGTGCTGGTAGCAAGATCACCGACGCTGCGTTCTCACGCGCAAGAGATGCGTCACTCGCAAGCGACAGGTATGCAACGCTTGAGGCGGCGAAAGAAGCGGCCCATGAGGCCAGCCAAAAAGCAGCAGCCCGTGAGCGCATGGCGTCGATGGTCTACGGCTCGCTGCCAAGGTACGGGAAGGGTCAGCTGTTCAAGAACGTCGAGAAGGCGGTGAAGGGTAATGGCAGAAGCACCATCAAGGGCGCGGAGCGTAAGGCATATCCCGGGATATACCGCGATCCAAAAGAGCTGGTGACTGAGGCATCGCTGCAAATTCCTTCTGAAAGCCCAGCTTTGCAGCAATTGTTTGGCGTCAACAGGCGCGACCTTGCTGACATGGCGCTTGCAAGGGAGGCCACAGAATGGTTGCCGCCGGGCGCTCCGAGCAGGGGAAGGGGTTCCGCTCACGCAGCTCCAGTCATGCATGACGCAAACACTGATCGATTAGTAAATGCGCTGAACGCGGCCAAGGGAACAGATCTCGGCATTGGCATGCAGGGGTGGTACATGATGGACCCGGCGTACCAGCGTCTGGAGGTGCTGTATGGCCCAGATGAGGCCAAGATGATGTACGACAAATTCAACACGCTGACCGGCATTCATTCCGCAAACTCAAGCGTGCTGACGGAACTCAATCGCGGCAGTGCGGCCAATTGGCTTGACTCTGAAGGCAGGCTGGGCGACTACATCAACTACGGCGGGTCTATGGGTGTAGAAGGCCGCCCAGACGACATGGCCGGCGTTGTTGGCCACATGGCACACAAGACTGCCCACTTGCTTCCAGCCATCCGATACTTGTCGTCAGGTGTGCTCTCAAAAGAGGCCAAAACTCCGTCGTACATTGCTGCGTCGCAGCTTCCCGGCATGGGCAACAACGTCAATTTTCCGGTAGGAGATGCGCACTTCTCCAGAGCAATCGGCCTTGCGGATACGCGGCCGGGCGACACATCAGATATTTACGGTAAGAGCTGGTCGATGCCTGAAGCAATGCAGCTGCATGAATGGTTCACTAAGGATGTTGCCGGCGAGGCTGGTATGCAGGGAGTTCCGGCGCAGGCCACGCTCTGGGGTGTGTACGCTCCGCAAACTGGCGTCAAAACATCAATAGGCGTGCCAAAGCTGGAGCTGCTGGCAGACATGATCATGAAGACCGCCAAGCGTCTTGATGTCAGTCCTGAGAGGGCCAGAGACTTGGTGTTGTCGGGGCGCGCTCACGCTGGCTTTGTGGATCCAGAACTGTTGGGATTGATGGGGCTCGGCGGGGTTGGCGCAGCGGCAGCAATCGGAATGAAAGGCGACGAAGATGCCAAGGCCATGGGCGGTCTGGTTGAAAAGTACGGCGCGCTGACCGAGTAGTCGGCAACACATAACAACGAATAGGTACGCAACATGGCAGATAACCGGACTGGCGAAGACGAAGAACTGGTCGAGATCGACGAGGAAGATAGTGAGGTCGAGGATACCGAAGACGGTGGCGCGCTTGTCACGCTCGACGACGGCGTTGAGAATGCGCAGAAAAGCGAAGAGCACTTTGCCAACATCATCGAAGAGGTTGACCAGCGCGAGTTGTCCCGGCTTGTATCTGACCTGCTGGACAAGATCGAGATCGACAAGGAAGCCAGACAACGTCGTGACGAGCTGTACGAAGAGGGCTTGAAGCGTACCGGCATGGGTAACGACTCGCCCGGCGGTGCGCAGTTCAGTGGTGCCACCAAGATCGTCCACCCGATGCTGATCCAGTCATGCGTGGACTTCTCCGCTCGCGTCATGAAAGAGATATTCCCGCCCGGCGGACCAGTCAAGTCGAAGATTTTTGGCAAGATCGACAAAGAGAAAACCGACAAGGCCGAGCGCAAGACCGATTTCATGAACTGGCAGATGACGCAGCAGATCAAGGGGCTGCGCGCAGAGCATGAGCAGCTGACGACCCAGATCCCACTTGGCGGCGTGCAGTACATGAAGTGGTACTGGGGCGGCACTCTGCGTAGACCGTGCGCCGAGTTCATTCCGGTTGACGATATCTTCATCCCGTTTGCGGCGACCAACTTCTACACCGCCGAGCGCAAGACTCATCGCCAATATGTGACTGCGCAAGAGTTTGAGCGCCGTGTCGATATCGGCATGTACCGCGATCTGGTACTGGCTAGCTCGCCCGAGCCAGACTTCTCGAAAGCGTCCAAGGCCAACGACAAGATCGAAGGCAAGAAGTCGTCGCCGTACAACGAGGACGGTCTGCGTACCGTGTACGAGATATCGCTGATGTGCGACATCGAAGGTGATGGTATGCGGCCGTACATCATCAGCATCGACGACAACATGCAGCGCGGCCTGAACCTGTACCGCAACTGGGATCCAAAGGACGAGAACTACGAAGAGCTGATGTGGATTGTGGAGTTCCCGATGATCCCGTGGCGTGGTGCGATGGCAATCGGCCTGACACACATGATCGGCGGTCTCACCGCTGCAGCAACCGGATCGCTACGTGCGCTGATGGACTCCGCTCACATTCAGAACATCCCAACAGCGCTGAAGTTGAAGGGTGGCCCAACGTCGCAAACGATCACGCTGCAGCCTACGCAGATCGCAGAGCTTGAAGGTGGCCCGATGCAGGACGACATCCGCAAGCTGGTGATGCCGCTGCCGTTCCCCGGCCCGAGCCCTACGCTGTTCCAGCTGCTGGGCTTTCTTGTTGATGCCGGCCGCGGGGTAGTGCAGACATCGTTTGAGAGCTTGGCAGATCAAAACGCAAATGCTCCCGTGGGAACCACGCTGGCTCTGATCGAACAGGGCATGGTCGTGTTCTCCAGCATCCACGCACGCATGCACAACGCCATGGCCGAGAGCCTGAAGATCCTGCACAGGATCAACAGCAGCTACCTGACCGAGGAAGACATCAAGAAGGCTGGCGACTTTGAAGTCACGCCGGCCGACTTTGATGGCCCGGTTGACGTTGTTCCGGTATCCGACCCGCAGGTGTTCAGCGAGGCACAGAGGTTTGCGAAGGTGCAGGCAATCCTGCAGCGAGCAGACGCGAAGCCGCAGCTGTACGACCCGCGCAAGGTCGAGGCGATGTTCTTGCGTCAGATGAAGCAAGATGAGGATATTCTGGTTAGCGGCGGCGAAATGGAGAATATGGACCCCGCCTCTGAGAACATGGCGGCGGTCATGGGTGCCCCCATCTTTGTACTGCCGACACAGAACCACATTGCCCACCTGATGGTGCATGTGCCGTTCACGATGTCACCAGTGTTTGGAGCGAACCCGGCAATGGCGCCGACGTTTGCCCCTGCAATGATCAAGCACCTGCGAGACCACGTTCTGCAGTATTACGTCACCGAGTCACACCGAGCGGTGGACGACGCCACCAAAGACAAGCTGATCAAGCCAGACGACGCCAAAGAGCAGGCTCGCCTGATCAACCTTGTACAGGAAGAGGCCGAGCCGATCATGCTGAAGGTGTCGCAGCTGATCGCGCACATGCAGTCAACGCTGCCGCAGATGCCGGCGCCGAATGCTCCGCCCGATACCAGTCTGGCCGTGGCCAACATTAACGCCACAGTGAAGCGCGAGGCGCTGCAGCAGGACGCACAGAAGGCCCAGCAGGCAGCTCAGATCAAGATGCAGGAGTTGCAGGCAGAGCAGGCCCAGAAGGCTCAGGATGCCCAGATCGAGCAGATGAAAATCATGCAGCAAGAGCAGGCACGCGCACAGCTGGCACAGTACGAGCAGCAGCAGGAAAACATGCGCACGGCCGAAGAGATGGCTACACGCGAGCGCATGAACACGGCCGACAACACGACCGCTCTTCAGCTGGCCGAGGCCGAAATCGAATCGGGCAACCGAGTAGCAGTAAGCACAGGGACTGGGATAAACCCGG